GGGGGGTTTTTTTGTTTTATTGTTTTGGTGTTTGTGAAAGTTTTGTCTTTAGAGCGTTAATGTCGCGGTCGATTTGTGCAAAGACCGCGTGGAATTTTGGTTTAGAGTTTTGCATGCGTCGGTTGGACGATAGTGCCATGTTGAGAGCGTCCTGGAGGAGCTCTATTTCTTGTTCTGTAAGTTTGAACATTTAATGTTCCCTAGTGCGCGGGATTGCGCATTTTTTGTGTAGCATGCTACGGAGGATATGTCAATGGCTGGTACAGGTCGTAGTGCAACTAATGCGAATAAGCATTTTGCTATGATTCCGAGCGCGGATATTCCGCGTTCGTCGTTTGATCGTTCTCATGGTTGGAAGGGTACCCTGAATGCAGGGTTGTTGGTTCCTATTTATGTGGATGAGGCTTTGCCGGGTGATACGTTTCGCCTCTCGACTACTATGTTTGGTCGGATGGCGACTTTGTTGCATCCCTTTATGGATAATGTGTATTTGGATACACATTTCTTTTTTGTTCCTCTTCGTTTGCTATGGAGTAATTTTAAGAAGTTTATGGGCGAGCAGGTTAATCCTGGCGATAGTACGTCGTTTATTGTGCCTGTTATTAATTCGCCTGGTGCTGGTTTTGCGAACGGTACTGTTTATGACTATATGGGTATACCTACGAAGGTTTTAGCGACGTTTCCGATCGCTGCGTTTCATCTTCGTGCGTATAACCTTATTTGGAATGAGTGGTTTCGTGATCAGAATTTACAGAATTCGGTCACGGTGAATGTTGGTGATGGTCCGGATGCTTCTACGGACTATGTTTTGTTGCCGCGTGGTAAGCGGCATGATTATTTTACTTCTGCGTTGCCGTGGCCGCAGAAAGGTCCTGCTGTTACGTTGCCGTTAGGTACGTCTGCTAATGTTATCACGAGTGCGACTAGTAATAATATTACGGGTGCTCGCACTGCGATGTATGTGACGCGTGCAGATGGTACGCAGCCTAATGCTAATACTGTTTTAGGTGCTGCTGCTGCTGGTGCTGGTAATACGCGTCGTGTTGAGTTTGGTCAGGCTTTGACGGGTGCTGATGCTCTTGGTGTTTATCCGTCAAATCTTGTGGCTGATTTGACTACTGCTACTGCCGCAACTATTAATCAGTTGCGTCAGGCGTTTCAAATTCAGCGTTTGTATGAGCGCGATGCGCGAGGTGGTACTCGGTATACTGAAATTGTGCATGCACATTTCAATGTTATTTCGCCAGATGCTCGGCTTCAAAGGCCGGAGTATCTTGGCGGTGGTAGTGTTCCTATTAATGTGAACCCGATTGCTCAGACTTCGTCTACTGCTACGCAGCCGTCGCCGCAAGGCAATTTGGCTGCGATGGGTACTGTTGCTGTTCATGGTCATGGGTTCACGCAGAGTTTTACGGAACACGGTGTTATTATTGGTCTTGCGTCGTTCAGGGCTGATCTGAACTATCAGCAAGGTCTTAATCGTATGTGGTCACGTTCTACGCGGTTTGATTATTATTGGCCCGCGTTGTCTCATATTGGTGAGCAGGGGATCACTAATCGTGAGATTTATTGTAAGGGTGATGCTAATGATCCCCTTATTTTTGGTTATCAGGAGCGTTATGCTGAATATAGGTATAAGCCTTCTGTTATTACTGGTCAGATGCGTAGTAATGATACTACGCCTTTGGATACATGGCATTTGGCGCAGAATTTTGCGTCGTTGCCTGTTTTGAATTCCACATTTATTGTGGAGAACCCGCCTATTTCGCGGGTTATAGCAGTGCCGACAGAGCCTGCGTTTTTGCTGGATTGTTATTTCCAGCTTAAGTGTGCTCGTCCTATGCCGGTGTATAGTGTGCCTGGCTTGATCGATCATTTCTGATCTTTCTATCGATGGTTGTCCTCTGTGCGCAGGCGCGCACAGGGGTCAAGCCCGAAGAGCGAAGCGTGGCTTGACGCCGAGCACGACTGTGCGATTATGATCCGAGATGGAGAGATCCTATGTTTGGTATTGATGATGCAATTATTGGTGGCGCGTTAGCGCTTGGTGGTTCTCTTGGTACTGGTTTGTTTAATACACAGTCTACTGCTAAGACTAATGAAACGAATTTGCAGATTGCGATGGCCAATCAGGCGTTTCAGGAGCGGATGTCGAATACCGCGTATCAGCGCGGTATGGCGGACATGAAAGCTGCTGGTCTTAATCCTATTTTAGCGTATCAGCGTGGTGGCGCTAGTGCGCCTACTGGTACTGTTCCTACTATGCAGGCGCCGCATTTGGATACGGGCGCCGTTGGTAATGCCGTTGGTACGGCTTTGTCTGTTGCTCGTACGCAGCAGGAAGTAGCTAATATGAAAGCTACTGAGACGAATATTGCTGCTGACACTCTTAATAAGAGTAAGGAGTTGGAGCGTCGTGGTATTGAGAATTATATTCAGGCTCAACGTATTCCGGGTGCTGAAGGTCAGAGGATAAAGGATATTATTGATAAAGGTTCGTATGGTAATTCGGCGTATCAGACTTTAAGGCATTCCGGTAATATTGCTGAGCAAGCCGGTCGTGTTGTGTCGCCGATTGCTGGTGCTGCTGGTAGTTTGATTGGTAGTGCTACTGGTTTAAAGAATTTGATGGGCCGTGCGTCGGCCCCGTTGTCATCTCGTGCCACGGATGTTCGTCGTGGTATGGAGATCGAGAGGTCCAATTTTAGTGACCGTTATAAAGGAGAGTGAGCGATGCGATCTCAGGTTGAGGACGACATCAATGAGGTGTCGTCGGTTTTTGTACAGCACGAGCCTGTCGACGTGCATTTCGGTGATGAACCCTCGCGTACTCGTCAAGAGTTCGCGAAGGAGTGTGATATCAACGTTCTTATGGCTGGATATGAGAAGACCGGTGTGATTTCTCATATTAATCAGCGTCAGCCTATGTATGTTGATTTGAGTGATGGGCCGTATGATTTGCAGACGGCCATGAATGTTTTGATGGAGGCTGAGAATAGTTTTATGTCTCTGCCTGCTGTTGTTCGTCGGGAGTTTGATAACGATCCGATGAAGTTTGTTGAGTTTGCGCAGAATCCCGACAACGTCGGGAAGCTGCGTGAATGGGGTCTGGCTGATCCTGAACAGGCTGTGGAGCCGCCCTTACGGGTTCAGGTGGTGCCAGATCCTGGTGCGCCGGAGGCAAGCCCTGCGCCTCCGGCGCCGTCCGCACAGTAGTCTCCTTGATGTAACTGTGCGGAGTGACACCAATGTCGAAATCCCGAAAGTATGCCGCAATGCGGCGAGCGTATCGGAGTTCAAGGGGCAAGGCTGCTCGTGTTCAGGCGTATGCCGGACGGAAGTATAGGAGGCGTCCATGAAGAAGCGTCATAAGTTGTCTAGGCATGGTTCTAGGAAGATGTTTAAGCGCCATGCCGGTACTCATTCGCGTAATTTGACTGGTCACAGTCCGATTATGCGCGGTGGTATACGGCTGTAATGCCGTGTTATGGTCCTTTGAACGCGTATTACTCGGCGGAGTTAAATCCGTCGGGTAAACGTTCATTGGTGTTTGATGAGCGTAAAGCTCATTCTGGTATCCCGGTTAGGATACCTTGTGGTCAGTGTATTGGTTGTCGTTTAGAGAGATCTAGGCAATGGGCAATGCGCTGTATGCATGAAAAGCGTTTGCATGATATGTCGAGTTTTGTTACACTGACGTATGAAGATGATTGTTTGCCTGAAGACGGTGGTCTGAAGGTGCGGGATCTTCAGTTGTTTATGAAGCGACTTCGGAAGGTTGCTGGAGATGGTTTGCGATTTTATGCCTGTGGCGAGTATGGAGAGAATTACGGTAGGCCTCATTATCATGTGCTTTTGCTTAATTATGATTTCGATGATAAGCTTAAGTATTCCCGCGCGAAGCGTGGAGAGGTTTTGTACAGGTCTGAGTTATTGGATCGATTATGGCCTTTTGGTTTGTGTGTCGTCGGTGATGTTTCTTTTGATAGTTGCGCTTACGTGGCTCGTTATTTGTTGAAGAAGGTGACTGGTAAGGATGCAGATGCGCATTATACAACAGTTGATCGACACGGTGTTGTTCATTCTCTTCAGCCTGAGTTTACTGTTATGTCAAGACGTCCCGGGATCGGGACTGGATGGTTTGAGCAGTTTGGTAAACAGGCTTATGAATTTGATAGTGTTATAGTTAATGGTCGCGAAGTGCGACCGCCTAAGTTTTATGATGGTAAGTATGAATTAGTTGATAGTGCTAAGTTGGAACGTATTAAGCGGAAGCGTCGTTCCAAGATTGTTCGTGCAGATAATACGTCGCGTCGTCGACGTGTTAAGGAAGTAGTTGCAATAGCGCAACTACAGTTGAAAGGGCGAGAGCTATGATTATGAAGGCGTGTGCGATTTATGATAAGAAGATCGGCGCTTATATGGTGCCGCAGTTTTTTCGCACTAAAGGTGAGGCTATTAGAGCCTTCACCGATGCGGTTGCCAGTGAGAGTGCGCCGTTTGCTAAGCATGCCGAGGATTATTTGTTTTGTTGTCTCGGCGAATATGATGATAACTCTGGCAGTTTTCTTAATGTTGCCAATGCGCCGGAGATTCTGCTTACTGCTCTCGATGCAGTTGTGATTGTTGTTGAGAAGAAAGACGCTGCTTGATGGAGTGACCCCCC